TGATTAGATTCTACCCTTCTTCGAGGGCAGTGACTTTTGCTGATAATTCTTTAATTGCATTAACCAGTATTGGAACAAGTCTTTCATACTTCATTCCATATCTTGTGTCATCCTCTGTCAAATTACAAACAAGCATATTATCTTTTGTCTCTCCATATCCATTAGCTTTCTCAACCTCTAAAGCTTCTTGTGCTAAAAATCCAATATTAACTTTAGATTCTTTCTTACTGCCATCAGGTGTTCCTAAAGGTTCTGATTCTGTTCCATACCAGGATCTCTTATCCCATTTATAAGTAACTGGTCTTAATGCTTTAATCCAATCTAAACCTTTAGTGAAGTCTGTTATATCTGTTTTATCTCTTGAATCAGAAGCAGAGATTGAAGTATCCGCACAAAATAGAGCAGTAATATTGTCATCGCCTAAGCAAACAACACCATCGTGTGTATTAATCGTTCCAGATGGAGAGGTTGCTCTTCCAGCTTGAGCACCTAAAAGCAAATTGTTATCGCCTGTCGTCAGATTAAAACCAGCCGCATAACCTAGACAAGTATTATCATCGGCTGTTGTACTTCCAGTTTGAGATACGCTACCAATAGATGTATTCCTGCTTCCTGTTGTGCAAGCATCTAATGATGAGCCACCTACACAAACATTATTCCCTCCTGTTGTGTTTGCACTTAAAGCCTCATTACCAAGAGCAGTATTCCCAGCTCCCGTTGTGTTTCCTAGTAAAGCAGAATTACCAACACCAGTATTTGCCGTTCCACTCGTATTATTACTTAAGGCAAAATAACCAATAGCAGTAAGTCTATCAACGTCAGTAGAAGCGTCTAAAGTGTAAGCCCCAACAGCAAGATTATATTTTCCTGTTGTGTTATTCCCTAAAGAGTTATAACCAACTGCTACATTCCTGTCTCCTGTTGTGTTGTTGGTTAAAGCAAACCCACCCAAGGCAACACCTCTTTCGCCTGTAGTGTTATCTTCGAAAGCCTCCCTACCTATCGCCGTATTATTTTCTCCAGTTGTGCAAGTAACCAAAGAATGCCAACCAACGGCAGTATTGTAATCTGCAGTCGTGGCAACAGCTAAAGCACCATGACCTATGCCAGTATTGCCATCACCAGTGGTATTTCCTCCACAGGCATGTCTACCAACTGCGGTATTTTGATTTCCAGTAGTATTTGCATCAAGGGCTAACGTACCAAAAGCATTATTAGATGCTCCTGTTGTATTTGCATATAAAGCAGCATGACCAAACGCCGTATTGTCATCAGCAGTTGTATTAGCTTCTAATGCTGAACTACCGAAAGCACAATTATTACTTCCAGTTGTGTTTGCAAAGAGAGCAGCATAACCAAATGAGTTATTAGTAACACCTGTTGTATTAGCACCTAACGAATGTCTACCAATCGCATTGTTGTAGTAGCCAGTGGTGTTTGCATCTAAGGCAGCATGACCAATTCCAACATTAGAATGCCCTGTTGTGCTTGCGCTTAATGCTGCAAAACCTACCGCAGTGCTATAACTTGCAGTTGTATTAGAAGATAATGCAGACCCACCAACCGCAGTATTTCTATGTCCTGTTGTGTTTAGTCTTAGTGCATATCTACCAAGAGCATTATTATAACTACCTGTTGTATTTGTATATAATGATGCTTGACCTATTGCAGTATTTTCTGTTCCAGAGGTGTTTGAATAAGCTGAAAGTGATCCAACAGCAGTATTTAATTGTGCTGTATTAACTGTTAATGCTCTATCTCCAACAGCAGTGTTATAACTATTTGTCGTAACTGCGGCTAAAGCACTTCTACCAACAGCAACGTTGTCTTCTCCAGTTGTGTTTGCACCTAATGCACCTCTACCTAGAGCAGTGTTATTAGATCCAGTTGTATTTGCATCTAAACAAGCACCACCTACTGCTGTATTCAGAGTTCCTGTTGTATTTGCTTGTAGTGCCTCATTACCAACAGCAGTGTTATTTGCAGCAGTATTAGCTCCTAAAGCAGCATTACCTACTGCGACATTATTTGCTGATGTCGTGTTTGCATCTAATGCAGCATAACCAATAGCAATATTACTATTTCCTGTTGTGTTTGCATCTAATGCATTAGCACCAACCGCCGTATTATATTGACCTGTTGTATTTGCATCAAGAGCTTCGTACCCTACAGCAGTATTAAGATCTGCAGTTGTGTTTGCAAATAAAGCTTGGTATCCTACCGCAGTATTTTTTTCTCCCTCTGTATTGGAATATAAGCATTGACTACCAACAGCAGCATTCTGAAGTCCTATAGTGTTTGTATATAAAGCTCTATCCCCTAAACCAGTATTATAAGCTCCAGTTGTGTTTGCTTTTAATGACTGATAACCAGTAGCCGTATTATTAGATGCAGTTGTATTAGCATCTAAAGCCTCTTTACCAACAGCAACATTAGATCCTCCTGTAGTATTCGTATCTAAAGCTGCGTAACCAATAGCAACGTTGCCTCCTCCAGTTGTGTTTGCTGCTAAAGCAGCTTGACCAACAGCAGTACCATAACTTGCAGTTGTGTTTGCACTTAATGCGTTTACACCAAGAGCAGTATTTCTATCTGCAGTAGTATTTGTAGTTAAAGCACCTCTACCTACAGCAACGTTATAATCTCCTGTTGTATTGGCATCTAAAGAAAGAGCACCTACGGCTGTATTCTCAATACCTGTTGTGTTTGCTCTTAAAGCAAATCCTCCGATAGCCGTATTGTTACTTGCAGTCGAATTATTTTCTAATGATTTATGACCAATAGCAGTATTTGCTTCTCCAGTTGTATTTGTAGTTAAAGAGCTAGTTCCTACAGCTACATTATCTGATGCAGTCGTGTTTGAAACTAATGAATGATGACCAACAGCAGTATTATTAGAACCTGTTGTATTGCTTCCTAATGCATTATAGCCGGCAGCTGTGCAGTTATCAGCAGTAGTGGCCAAGCGTAATGATAAATATCCTATTGCTGTGTTATAATCTCCACCATTTAAAGTATATAGAGAACTATCTCCAACGGCTGTGTTGGCACTATCAGTTGTACTAGTAGTTAATGCACCCCAACCTATACCAGTATTATTAGAACCTGTTGTATTTGCATCTAAGGCACTAGCACCTACAGCAGTATTCTGTGCTCCTGTTGTATTTTCTTCTAATGCTTCATGACCAACAGCAGTATTATAATTTCCAGTTTCGTTTCTCTCTAAAGCAAAAGAGCCAATAGCAACGTTATAAGCTCCTGTTGTATTTTGGTCCAGTGCTTCGTAACCAAGAGCAGTATTATAACTTGCAGTTGTGGTTCCTGATAAGGCACCAGAACCAAGAGCAGTATTATAATCTCCCGTAGTTATCGCTGTACCAGCGCCAGATCCAATTAACGTATTACTAACAGCATCTGTTCCAGTAAAACTATCTCCTGCTGTTGATCCTAATAAAGTATTATTCTGAGCATCAATCGTTCCGAGCTGAAGACCAGAAGCTATCTTTGCAGCCGTAACTGAAGCGTCAGGTAGTGAATCAGCAGCCCAGCTTAAAACACCCCCAGTTGTTGAAGCTAATACCTGACCATTTGCTGTAGGAGCTGCACTTGGCAATGTGTAATTAACATCACCAGCTAATGTGTCTGGAGCTTGGAAAGATAAATAATTTGAACCGTTAGAATCTAATTCTGCAAACCTGATTTGCTTTGCATTATCAATTATTAGATTGCCAGTCATTGTGTCACCAGCTTTTGCAACCGCAGCATTAGCTGTAACGTTGGTCTGTGCTAAGGCATCGTTTACAGCTTTAACAGAAGAACCTGTAGCTGCAAGAGTTGTACTTGTGCTTGAAACTGAGTCAACTAATTGAACAACACCAACAACGGAAGTCGTTCCAGAAACAATCTTACTTCCAGCAATGGCAGCACTAGCATTAATGTCGGCATTAACAATCGCTCCGGCAGTAATAGAAGTTAAACCTGCATTTGTTATTCCTATATCTCCTGTAACGGCTACTGCTGTTGGCACGTTTGACCCATTACCAACAATGATCTGAGCAGAAGTTACATTTGCAAGTTTTGTTAAAGCAATTGCAGCAGAGGCATTTATATCAGCATTAACTATTGTTCCGTCCAGCAACATTGTGCTTGTAACTGTTCCTGTATCACCTGAGCTAACTAGGGTTCCCGAAATATTCGGCAAGCGAACCGTCCTGTCAGCAGTTGGATCAATAACAGTTAATGTGGTTTCAAAATCATCAGGTGTTGAACCTTCAAAGATGATGCTTGAGCTTTGATTAAGAGATAGATTTCCAGTTAGCAATCCACCAGTAAGATTTAATTTCTCTGTATCTAATTCTTCTAAAACAGATTGAACGTTTGTATTTTGAATACCTCCTGTAGCCGTAACTCCGATATTTGAAGCTACTTGACCAGCGATGAAGTTACTTATATCAAGCTTCTCCCAGGCAGATCCATTACTTAGGATCATGTCAGGAGGGTTGATTGTTACCGTAGGAGCTGGTGAAGTTCCTGTTCCTGACTTATCACAAACAAAGTAGTAACGATTGTTCGCAGCAGAAGCAGCTTGAAGAGCAGCATTGATTGTAAAACCTTGTGCTGTTCCTGCTGCTGTTAACGATGTAATTTTATTTGTGTCAGCTCTATAGTTACCTGCGTAAATAATCTCACCAGATGTAATTGTTACTGGCTGGAATGCTGATCCGTCATATACATATAAGTCGTCATTCGTTAGGTCATAGAAGAACTGTCCTTTGAAGTCTGCTGCTGGGAAAGTAACGACTCCAGAAGTTGATTGAGCACCAGTAAATTGACAAACAGATTCATCTGCAAACTTAGCTCCTGTAATTGAATTAGTCGCAAAGCGTCCAATATCTAACGTTCCAGACGTTATTTTTGTAGCAGCTAAATCAGGAATATCACCAGACTCCAAAGTAGCCCCAGAGGTCACAGCTCCTTTTACATCTACTGTTAATTTCGTGTAGGTTCCAGCAGTAACTCCACTTGTTGAAGTTGAAATAGCACCTGAGCCATCAACCGCAATTCCTCCTCCAGAGGTAACTAAAACCGCACCTTTAGCAGAGGTTGTTGCCGCAGGGAGATCAGAAGAAAGTAACGCAGTAGCAGCAGTTATTTGTCCTCTTGAATCAAATGTGATTCCTGAGACGGTTGCAGCAGTAACACTATTTGATAGAGATAACGCACCAGCTCCAGTAACAGCTAAACCAGTACCAACAGAAACAGCGCCAACAGCACTGGTCGTAGCTAGAGGGAGGTCACTGGGGCCAAGAGCTACGGTCGAGAGAATGAGTCCCTGGGCATTGAATGTGATCCCAGAACGAGTTCCAGCAGTGATTGTGTTATTAATTCCAAGATTTCCTGAATCTACATTTAGCGATCTATCAATATTTGCAGTTGCTAATTTCGCTGCTGTAATTGTTCCATCAGTTATTTTTGCTCCACCAATTCCACTAGCAACCTTCGCATCGGTCACGGCTGAACTTGCTATAGCTCCAGTATCTACAGCGTTGTTTGCTAATTCAGAAGCAGTTACAGAATCAGCAGCAAGTTGAGTCGAACCAATTGCTCCTGTAGCAAGAATTGTTCCAGGTAGATTTGCAGCTAACTTCGCAGCAGTAATATTTGCATCAAGTACTTTTATTGTTGTTACGGCGTCGTCTTGAAGAGCATTAACATCGACACTTGCATTTCCGAGTTCTGATGCTCCAATCGCATTTGCAGCAATTTGATTTGCCGTGATCGTGTCTGTGGCAATTTTTGCAGCAGTCACACAGCTTGCCTGTAGAGCCGCAGTATCTACGGCGTTGTCTGCCAAAACCCTTGCCCCGACTGCATTATCACCCAACTTCTCATCGATGATACCCTTTAAGGCAATCTTTGCCCCAGGAATATCTCCATCACTAAGATTTAATTTTGCATAAGTAATTGTTGTATCTGATAACTTCGTTCCTGCAATACTTCCAGCAAGTTGAGCATTAGTTATTGTTCCGCTTAAGTTTGTTGTTAAATATCCAGTTGCATCTGCCAAGTTAAAAGCAGGAGTAGCATCTGTAGCCCCAAGAGCAATACTGACCCCACCAAGAGAAATACTGGAATTTGCGAGCTTGACATTAGTAACATTTCCATCAGTTATTGCAGCAGTTACAACTTGATTACTTTCTAACGTTCCAACCTTTGCGGCTGGTATATCTCCCGCATCTAAAAACTGTGCGGCTGCTGCAACTAAATCTTTAACAGTGACCTTCTTCGTTTCGGTAGCACTGAGATCCGCTAGAGCGAGTACATCCGTTGATTGAATACCCGCTTCAACTAATGCGGGTAACGCAGTTATCTTTAAATCAGCCATTTACAAGTTAACGAAACACCTTTACAGATAGTTTAAACCTGTTCGAGCATTATGCGACTATCATCTTCCTGAAGAATCCGATCTGTGTCTTCCTGTAATAGAACACCAGGGGCATCACCAATCTTTAAACCAACCACGCCATTCGTTACAAATTCAATTCTTGTCTCAACAATTTCAGCAGCAGCAACAGTTACAGCAACGTTAGTGATAATACAATTTGCTTCGTAGAAAACATTATTTTTAGCATTATTAGGATCTCTATATAAGTAGAACACCCCATCAAAATCTGAACCTTGTTGAGTTCTAACAATTAATTGAGCAAGATAAAAAGGAAATTCTGGGTCAACTCCATAATTATTTGCACGATCTTCTGAACTATAACTATGCTCCCAGATGCAATTCATGGAGCCTTGACCGCTAATTAATCCAGATTCATATTGATTTCTAAACTCATCTCCAAGGTTTGTTAAATCAACTTGCTCCCTACTGGTTGTCATCTCAAAATCTCTAATCTTTGCTAAATGCCTAAAGTTATCATTCTTAGTAGTAAGCACAATATCTTCAGCCGCACTTGGAGCAACAAGAGTTAAAGCTGTTGTAGTTAATCCTTCAATTGCATCTGCAAAAGTGTCATATAAACGAATACCTCCAACAGGGTCAATATTAATAAACCATTTCCCATCTGGATAACTATGACCATTGACAAGCTCAAGATTTGAACCATCAGCAGTTTCTATAACGACTTGATCCCCTGTAATCAACGAACCAATGCTGTGGTCAAGACTAAATCTTTTGCTGTCTACACTGACATCATAAGGATCTAGTGTTGTTTGAATCCCACTATTCAACGCATCCCTTTTCAGGGCAATTTGTCCAGATTGTCCAAAGTAAACGCCCATTAATCAACTAGCGATGTAGCTCCGTAAGGAGCACCATCAGCCTCCCAACTGATGTCAGCAGAAGCAACTTCTCCTACTGCTGTACTCATTGAAACGCCTGTTATAAAAACAGAGAATTGAATATCTCGAACATCTGTCGAACCTGTTGTCAATCTTAACTTCAGAACAATACTAGGTGTTTCACCATTTGCTCCGTCGCTTGCTTCACTTCCAGCCTTTATTGCATTTCTTATGATTGCGTTTAAGTTTGAATTAGCTCCAGAAGAAGGGCTTTCAACGTAATAAAACAAACGGCAACTACCTGAATAACTTCTAACCCCTGCCTTTAAAGTTCTATCTGTATCTCCTAGTGAGGTTGTTTCTAAAACAGCCATTGAACTAGAAAAAGACCAAGATTGGACCTTGGCTGCTTTAGTGCTTGAACCCGCTATGTAGAGTTCTCCATCACGACCAGAATAAAAACCCACAACCTTAAATTAAAACGTTGTTCTTATTATATGGGTGCATCCAAGCAAGCAACAAAACTACAGCTAACATTACTCAATCCATTGAATGTACTTGTAACAGTTGGCGGTGCTGAATACCTCCAATTTAACCCTGTCCAATGACCAATTATTTCTTTTCTATAACTTGGACTGGTGACTCCTTTCAACCCTCTGTCAACCGTAAAATTAACCTCATCCCATACGCTGTTGACTGCCACATAATTGTCAATAATTGACTCGACTTCACTATCTGAAAGATTAGAAAAACCAAGAGTCATTGTGGCATTAACACGTTTATTCCCAAAACGAATATGTGTCTTTGTTCCGTCTAATGATTCAAAATCAGTACTTGGAAATCTTCCAGGTGTATAAGTTCGACTCGATGGAGCTATTGAAGGAAAGTTTGCCATTTTTCAATCCTCAATAACAAAACGAGAACCAGCCCTATCAAAGCGAGAAGCCCATCCTTGCAATATAGCCAGTGTACCGTCGCTAGTCAGCTTGACATAAGAAGCAGAAAGATCAATCAAACCATCTTCTCCAAACGTAATACTTTCAACCTTATAACATTGATCTGTCTTCTCAGTTTCTTTAATAGTAAACAACGTTCCAGCGTATGCTTTTACTGCACTTGAATTGGAAAAATTAACGGTAGCTTCCTTTACTACTTGTTTGGAAGGCTCCCAATAATAAAAATCTTTAGACCCTGTAATTGTGTCTTTACTTACAACCTTTCCATCATCAAGAATTGCTCCATTATTAAATCGACTTGTATGATTTGTTGTTGAAAATACCCTTATATAATCACCAGGTTTAACTCCATTAATGTAATGAGGAGCTGTCTTAAAGTTAATAGTGTGATCTGTATATTCTCTAATACTTAAAATATGTCTTGCAAAATCTAAAGCGTGTCTTTCACTTGTACAAAATCCACTCATGTCATAAGTCTCAATGGGATCGTCTTCGTGTTCTTGACCTTTCAGTCTGATAATTGTTGATTTTGTTTCAGGAAATCCATTTAACTTTTCTTCTCGATAAAGCACATTTGCTTTAAATGTCTGTCTATCTTCAGGGGAAAGAAAACTAATTTTTAAATCATTTATATTGCCATCAGTAAACAACGCTTTTATTTTAGGCTTTCCATCATAATCAATAGTGTTGTCTTTATTGACAGGAACAGCAGGAGTTAAACTAAATTTTCCTCCAATAATTGTAAAATCAAGCAAACAATATAAACCTTGCTCAAAAATAAACTGTCTTAAATTCACCTTTGTTGAAATCATTCCGTCCCAAAAATATTTATTAGCCTTACAAAAACTTGCAGACCATGCCAAGTTAACTTTGTCTACTGCCTCGTCAGAGATAACTTTTCCAGCTCCTAGTCTTTTATCTGTTAACAAGGCATAAGCAATCTCAGGGAATAAACTCGTCGGGCCAGTACCTCCTCCTGGTTTTTCTATTCTTATTCCTTTCTGAATATAAGCAGAAAATTGAGTAAAGCTTGTCCATTCTTTTGAACTATCAACTCTTAAACCTGCATAAGCTAATTCCCCATAATTAGCTCTGTCTCCACCTTGCGTTTTTACAATCTCATTTACATACACAATGGAATGTTCAGGGCCATCTAAATGACTTGATCTATCTCCTTGAAACTTCCAAAAATCAGCAGCAGCATCAAAAGGATTTAATTCACTCGAATAGCCTAATAATCGCTCATTTCCTACTTCTACTTCATGGACTTCTAAAGGTATTATTTGTTTAGGCATCCCACTTGTGGCTGGAATGTTAATCCTGTCTCCTATTCTGTAATGGATACCAGGATCTCCTTGCATCATAAATGTTGCATAAATTTGATCATCTCGGTTCCAAACTTTTAAACGAATTTGCATATTATGCCCGTCCTTAGAATTACTTGTTACAGTAATTTTCTTGTTGTAATCAGGCTTATATTTTGTCTCTAAATCTCTTGGCTGAATATTATTAGGAGATGAATAACTATTTTTTGAAAGTGTCCAAAAGTAACGAGTCCCATTAGCTGCCGCAGGACGCTCAGGATTAGCAACAATCCATTCTTTATTACTTAATGATTCCCTACTTAATAAATAATTTAATTTACCAGCAAATTTAACTGTAAATTCATTAGAGTTACCTGCAACATATTGTTGAACAGATGCCTGTGTAACAGCACTATTTGCATTTAATAATGAAGCCGTAAGTGTCCTTGTTCCTGCTTCAACTTTCTTGATAACATCATTACCAGGCCAAGGTAAAAACCTATATTCATATTGATCATAGTCGTGATCAACTCTTATATAGTTGTATTGAAATTCAGGAGTTTTGCCAACAACACAAAACAAGCCTGAATGAAATTCAGCATCTTTAGGCTGTAACCAATACCAACTATCATCAGAACCAGCCTTTCTTACTTGTAATTTAAAGAAGCTAATCCTTTTTGTATAAGTACTAACTTGACCTAAACTTATCGACGAACGATTGGTAAATATACTATGAATAGTATCTTCAGTAGGCTTACTATTAACGTTTGCAGTTTGTATCTGTTTGAATACTTTAGACTTTAAACCTATCTCTGTTATATCACATTTTCTATTATCAGAAACAGTTCCAATAGTTACTTTCTGAAGAGTATATCTTGAATGTGGAGCGTAATTCTGAGAAGCCCCCATATTTTGCTTGTAATAAAACTCATCTGGACGGCTATTAGGAATACTCCAATATGGATCTTGGCTTTTACTTTGCCCCCAAATAGGATTATTACAATGGATACCTAAGTCTGGTTCAGGAAGAGCTTGAGATTTGCCTCTTTCTACGACTTTAAACGTATAATTTCTTGTTTTTGATTTCTGTGCTTCCCAAGGTTGGCCAGGGTACTCTTGATCCCTTGATCCTTCATAAGTGCATGTTACTAAAGCAGTTCCAGCCATATATTGTTCTCCTACTGAGATGTATTGATCCGTCGCTTCTCGAACAGAAGCAGTTACAGCATCTACATCTTTCACACCATATGCGCCATACCGATTAGTTATATTTTGGAAAGCATTGGTGTTTCCTTCATTACTTTCAGCATTACTATTACCACCAACAACCTGATAAGTAAGGTCAAGTCCTACCGATAAATCTTGAATCCCTCTTCTTTGCTTATTGCTTGTCCCTCCTACAGCGAAACCAGCCCTCATAGGCCAGTTGCCTAACAACTTGATTCTCTTTGGGACAATCTGTCTAATTGCTGGTCTAGTATCTTGATCAACATGCCCCCACCGGACTAATTCATAAGGCAGATTGAAATAAGTACAATTTGGCATTGGTGAACTTAAGCCAAATGTTGCTTGTGTTGTAGGATTTCTTGTACCAGAAAAATATAATTTATTATCAATTCTAAAAGCTTCATTACCCTTGAAAATATTAAGTTCACCTAGCTTTTTTGGTAAATCTAATGGGCCTTTAGTGAAGGGAATGTTATCTGATACTTTATAAATTTTCTCTGCGTGATAATTAGAAATTAATAAATCACCAATTGCGTAACCTTTGAAATCAGGGACTTCATCAAGTTCACCTAAAGAGAATAAAGCGTATAACTTTAATTGCTGATAACGACCCAAGCTAACAAGCTGCGACCACATCATCTGTGAGGCAACCCTTACTCCACCATTAGGATTTCTATAACTTCCTACACCTCTATTTGTAAAAACAAGAGGAACTAACTCTCCTAAGTTTGCTAATTCTTGAACACTGTTAAAGCTGTGCTGAGGAGCAAATCTTTTTGTACCTGCTATATCTGCTGTTCTCTGTTGTGTTCCTGGCTTTTTTTGTTCGGGTTTAGGTGTTAAAACATGAGAAAGATACGTTAATCCAATACCAACAGCAAGTTGCCCAAGAAAAGTTAAACCTGTTGCGTTCCATAAGGCAAACGCACCTGCGGCAGGGCCATTAACAATTTCAGGTACTAACCCATACGCTTCTGATCTTTCTTTTGTTTTTGCTGCTACACCTTCTAGGAACTGAAAATATTCTTCTTCTGTTAATCCAAGGGCATTACACAGATCGGCTTCCGTTGGAAGTAGCACCCTATTACCGAAAGGGCTTCTAGCGGGGACCATATCACCACCTGGTCTTCTAATGTTCTTCGGTAACTCAGCCATCCTTCCTCGTAATAAGCAGCCATGCCATAACCATCATCTGATTTGCATAAGCCAATTGTTCCTAGTTTAGGGGGTGATTCAACTCCCCACCTATTTAATTCTTCAAAAAAGATACTGTAATCTTTTTTCTTTAATCTTCGATACCAATCACGCTCTCCTTGAGGAACAGTAAAACCATAATTTGCTAATACTGTACGAACCAAAGATAAACAATCACCAGTTCCATGTTTTTCAGGATCAGCACCTAAACGATATTTCAGTCCTATTAATTCGTAAGGCTTCAAAGATTTTGAATCTGTCCTGTTAAAGGTAATCTAGAACATCTGTCTCTCGTCAACGTCTGCTGTGGAGCGTTTGCACCAACAGCATCAATAGCAGAACTCAATAACAATTCGATAGATTGAGAATCGTATCCCATGCCAGCAGCAAGCCAATATTCTCCTGTTAAACGTCCTCCATTTTTTGCAGCAGTATCTTTATCAAAACCATCTGTCATTAAAAATGTTTCAACTTGTATATAATATTTTTTCTCCACAAAATCTTTGACATAAGCCATTGTTACAGGACTATTTGCAAGGATAATGGAAGCTTCTAAATTATCTCCTGACCTATTCATTGCCGCCCCTTGATAAATAAAAGATAAAAAGTCATAACCGTCTATAGCGTTGTGTCTGCCATTTTGAAATTTATGTTCTATAGCACCATTGACACGTTTAACAGTGACAAAAGCAGTTAGACAAATATTAGACATTACATTCCTAACCTCGATCTAGAACTTCTACTATTTCTTAGTGTAGATAATGTTCTAGCTTCTCCTGCTGACGCACCTTTGGATGCTGCTGAATTAATGATTTGACCTACTGCACTCTTCGGTACATAGTCTTCTGAGTTAAACGAAAGTAGGGGGCCAGAATAATTTACCGTTGTTACCGAACCAGAAGCCCCTCCTGCGGATGATTGACCAGTACCAGGAATTACTGCATCACCCCTAGCACCTGCTGAGTACCTTTGCATTGACTGAGCCATCTTAGAGGCTGGAATTATATACTCATCCTCTCCTGCTTCTCCCACGAGTCCCATTGTGGGTCGTGTAGCAACTCCACCAGAAGCAAATGCTTGGAAGCCTCCTCTTTCATAACCTCCTTCTGCATTTATTTTTAAAGCACCCATTATTCCTTTCTGAAGCATCATGCTTGCGATTTGCTTTGCAACACCAGCAAGTGATTCTCCTAGTGATTTAGTGCCATCAATTAACCCCATAATTGCGTCAGTCAAACCTGTTGCAATAGTTTCTTTTACCTTTTTCCATTGCTCGTCTATCTTCTTAGTGTTTGCGGCTTCTTCTTTTAATTGCCCGTTCTTTTCTACTAATTTTACTACTTGATGTGCGTATTGAATCCCTATCTTGTCTACTATTTTTTCGATTGTTTGCTGTTGCTTAATCTCTTCTTCATTACCATCTATTTTTCCTTGTAGTAAATCATTTTCATTTTGTAATTGAGTTAATACGTCTTCAGCTTCATCTTTTTTCTTCTGCCTAAACGCATCTATTTTTGTTTCTAGTTCAAAATTAACTCTGTTTAACTCTATTTCTGTCTGTTTTAAACCAAGAATTTTTGCTTCTTCACTCTTTGCATTTGCAGCAGTCTCCATCGACTTACTTATAATTGAAGCTTTTTGTTTTTCTGCTTCCAACCTAAATTCAAGCTCTTTATTTTCATCTACTTTTGCTTGTGCAATCTTTCTATCTATTCCTAATACAGCAGCTTTAAGTTCATTTTGTCTTTCTATTTTGGTTAATAGTTGATCTTCCTGTTGATTTATTTTGGTTATAGCGTCTAATTGATCTTGATATATCAAATCCTTTCCTGCTGCTCTCTCTGCGTCAAAAGCAGCTACATCAAAGTTTTCGTTATTTGCAAAACCTTCTCCTCTTAACTTATTAGTCTCTCTATCAAATTTCTCTAATTTAAGTTGAGAATCCCCCTTAACTCTTGTTCTTTGATCTTCAAATGTATTGCCTGTAGGCATAGCAGATCTTATTTCTAGTTCTCTACTTAACATCGCAGCGTTATCTCTCATTTTATTTCCTAGTTCAGTTGCTTTAGCTATTGATTCTTGTAATGCAGGATTTACACCATCTACCAGCCCAGCAATAAAGTCATTAACACCAGGAGGGAGTTTGTTCATCAGCCACATAACTCCATCTCTTATAAGACCGAATAATTTATTCCATCCTGCAAAAGCCATCGCTACAAGCTTTAACATTGCACTTAAGGCGACAAGAACTGGCGAACTAATAATCCCTAAAAACGCACCTACCGCACCAACGACATCATTCCATGCAGCTTTGACAAGATTTACAGCGTTATTTACGTCTTGAAGAGAAGCAGCAGAAGCTCCTGTCTGATTTTGAACTTGTTGAGCTGCCAAAGCTCTTGCTTTCTCTATATTTCCCGCCTTTGTAAGAAGACTTATTTGAGTTTGCAGTTCTGCACTTAGACGAACACCTGAATCAACTAACTCATCCATACTTACGGTACGAAGAGCTTCTCCTAGTGCTGCTGCCTTTTGAACAGCAGTATCCATCATTGTTCCTATCGCACTACCAAGAATCTGAGTACCAAATCCTCCCATACCCATCTTGTTTCCAAGTAACGCACCACCAACACCACCACCGACAGAACCAACTCCTCCTCCAAACAAGAGAGGGAAACCAGCTCCAAGCATTAAGTTTTCTTTTTGTCTTCCTCCTGCTTGCTCTTGTCTTGCTTTTCTATCTGCTGCTCGTTCTCTATTTTTAATTTTGCGTCTTAGCAATAGATGTGATATTTGCTTCTTACGTTCTGCTGCTGCTGCTGTATCTGCTTTTAACTGTTCAGCATGTTCCTGCGATTTTATTGTTTTTGCTTTAAATGCGTCTAACGCCCTTTTGTTGTCTGCTTGTTCTCCAGTTGTTGCTTTACCTTGAGCCTTAAGTAATAAATCATTAATTGCTCTTTGTTCTTTAGATTGTGCACTCATTGCAGCAGCAAGTTTCTTAGCTCCCTCTTCTGCCTTGCCTGTCATGTGCCAGAAACTTTGCATTTCTTTTCTGGCGTTCGCAACGTGCATATTTAGCTCGTTGAGCGAAGCTCCGACAAGCATATTTTTGAAGGCTTGAGTCGTATTCTCGATCTCAATCTTCATGTTTTTTATTCCACCCGTCATCCCTATAAGGGTTTCTTGAGTAGAACGACCAAGATTCTTTAAACCACCAGTAACTTTTATTAATCCCTGCGATATTCCAAGTATTGAAGAAACAATTTGTGGGCCAAAACCCATCATTGCAGCAGCAATCAACGTCCATTGACCACTAACTCCACCAAGAACCGCCTTTAAAGCACTCCCAGCTATTCCTATTTTTCCTAAACCTATTGCCGCAGAGTTAAGTAAACTTCGGCTAAATCCCCTAGAAAGACTTTCAGCCGCAGAACCAATAGCTTTACCAACGCCCTGAAAACCTCTTTTTATACCCCCTACAGACGCAGCTTTATCTAACTTATCTAAACTATCCCTCATGTTACCGAGGCTTTTTTCTACACTCGATAAATTTGTATTATTTAATTTACTTAACCTACTCTGAACTTTATTTAAGCCTTTAGCGACCTCAGAAGTATTTCTATTTATTCCCTTTAAATTATCTGCCAACTTATTCAGTTGGTTCAGATTCTTGACAACAATATCAATTTTGGTTTCTAAGCTCACGATCCATCGCTTCTTTTCACTTTAGTTTACCTACGTCTGCGGTTTTTTCGCATTTCTTCTTCCTGATCTTCGTTTAAAACTTGAAAATAAGCACTCCATCCGATGATTTCCTCTATCGTCATCTGTCTTATTTCCGTTAGGGATTTGCCTAATTCTTTAGCTATACCAAACTGAAGCATTAGTAAATTATCTTTACGAAGCTCCCTGCTTAGTTCTTTGGGTCTAGTTGATCCTCATCGTCTGTAATCACAGCAAGCATTAACTTTTGCAAGTCAGCATCCTTAACTTCGTTCTTTAAAACGTCAATTTCTCCAAGATTAAACAGTCTTTGACCACTTTCATCTTGTGCTTTTGTCATTAAAAGCCTTAATGCAAATTCATTAGCATCATCAGATTTAGCTCCTTTTTGTGCTCTTTCTCTTTCTGACATTGTTAGTGGTGTTACCCACATTTCAAAGATAGATCCATCAGATAACTCGACCTCTTTCTTTACTGCTTCTAAATTTGCAGCCTTTTTTAAACGGTCTATTGCACGAAGCGGTCTAGAACTGGTAGCCATAGTAATTATTTATGTGCTATTACTATAGCTCAATAGTCATTAAAAAACCCTGCAAGAAGCAGGGTTAGTGGAACATTCCGATTCCGTTACTATTATGTAGAACTTAGGTCGAATGTGGGAACTCCTGCTGGACGGAAGTTAACTGATACTTCTTGAGCATCATCAGGGTTAACACTGAAACTTGCAGAAGTTAATGTTGCGTCAAAGCTGATTGAGCGACTAAGAGTGTCACTAACGTTTCCACCACTAAATACACGGTCTGTATAAAGTTTGAACGCTGCACCAACTTGCTGACGTTGAAGAACGTCTTCTACCAATCTGTTCGATAGAGCTGCATCTTCGTTTGTCATATATGTAGAAGCAGTACCAGAACCATCACCAAATCCAGCGATGTACTTTCTAAATGGAACGTATTGACCAGGAGCTTGACCAATTGTAGTTACATCAATCTCAGCTCTTTCAATTTCAAATGTCCACTCTCTTACTTGTCCGATGGAAGCAAAATCGTTGTAATAAACTTGAAATTCGTTAGGAGCTGCTGCTGTTCCTACGTCAGTCAAGTCAACGGCAGAACCACCATTAGTAGCAGAAACCGTTAAAGCTCCTGTAGCCGCAGTGTATGTTTTTACATAGTAAGTTGTTCCAGCACTTAATCCAGCAGGTAAAGTTCCTGTTCCTGTTCCTCCACTAGAACCATCTACAACTTGAAACTTAACTGGATCGCCAACCTTTAAATTTAAATAGGTCTGAACTACCATTGTTTCCGTGCCAATGGTGACATCAGCAGGACTAAAAGTACCTGTAGTACCAGCAGGTTTGTAATAGAGAGCACCTGATGTGCCAGATAAAACGGTTACGGCCATGAGGCTGCTTTAGAAATTTACCTATAGATTAGCTCAAAACCGTGGCAACGTAAGAAGTTTCTATTCTTCCCATAAATAATGGTGCGTCTTCAGTACTAGAAAAACTCGGCCCTTCTATAGATCCAACTTTGAAATACGTTCCAGTAGTTCCTTTTGTTCCATTATTAATTGTTTCTAATACATCAACAGCAGTCGTAATTAATGTTTGATTTCTTGCTGGTCCTTCCCCTTTCTTAGAAAAACAACGAATAACTATTGCTCCTCTGGCTATATCAACGCTAGAACTTAGCGTTGGTTCGTTTGTTAAGCCAAATGTAACATTTACTCTTACATATTCGGTTGTGCTATTTGCTGGTGCAGCAGTGATGTTGTCAAAGAAAACAGGAACCGCAGGACTTAACGCTCCAAATGCGGTTAACAAAGGGTTTTCTACTTGTGCTCTAATTTTTTGGTAATTCATTAGTCAGAAACAGACCGTGTTCTAGAAGGAAGAAAAGAATAACCTGTAGGAACATTAATCTTTGTGCCCATATACTTTTTAATTATCTGATCTACTTTACCTCCACTTTTAAACGTAGAAAACCAATCTAAAGGTGCTGTTTTACTTGCCGTACCTTTACCAAAAGAATCAGTAACTCCTCTTCGCATTACTCCAGCCCTACTTCCTCCTCCCTGTTTCCATTTTGCTGTATTAATTGGCCCACTTGGATACCAATCTCTATTAAATTTTCCTTCTTCTAAGTCCATTGCAATAGCAGCATGAGGAGCTACATTCTCGATGCGTATTAACCATGAATTTTGAGACAGTATTTCTCTTCCTGTTACTAAAGGTGCTTTAACAGGATCAGATTTTGGACTTCCTCCTCTTCTCCTAGACGGAAGAGTTGACATTCGTTTTGTAGTAATAGTCCAAGAATTACCAAATTCACCTGACCATTGTGGTCCTTTCTCTTGTAGTGCTCTAACTACAACTTCAGCACCCCCAAGAACTTGACCTGCTATTGCAGAAGCAAATATTTCATCTGCTTTTTCTGCCAATTTCTTTAAAGGTATTGTCATTGTGGCCTCACGATTAATGTGTGAAAGATAGGATTATCTCCTCTAGCTGTTTTTACACTAATGATCTTTCCTTCTCTTGTAGCTCCTGCTTGTGGGTATTGCATACGATCTGCTTCTGTTGGGTAGTAGTTCCCTAGTTCATTTGCTCCAATAATCACTTTTAAATCTGTTGTTTGGTATAGACCTTCATCTTCGTTGGAATTAAGCGTTGTAATTACTCCTTTTACCGTTACATTTGTGTCCGATCCAGTAACAGCTCCTGTTGTTGGGTTATATGTTTTAGGAGTTGTGCTTTTAACAAAAGTTAATGTTTGCCCCCAACTACTGAGAATACTTGCAGGTACTGATCCAAAAACATCATCTATTTTTGCCATGATTAACCTCTTACAACTCTGACTTGGTAACTACCTGAACCACCAAGACAATAAGCACCGAGATAAGACTGGAGCCAAGGATAGACATCAAATACATTGTTTACCGTGCCAGTAGCAAGACTAGCTTCGCTGTATTTCACCTTTAATTCACCTAATTCAACTTCTTTTGCCACACCAGCAGTTCCTGTGTTCCCTGTAATCGCATCAGTATCATTTGCTAATGCTCTTGCTAATTCATATTGTGCATATTTGATATTGTTTGGTATCGCAGTACAAACCATTTCAACATCATCAACTTCTAAATTATTTCTAGGCCATTTCAATGCTTGACCTTCATCACATCGATCACCGTAATAATTCAAACTATCAATCCAACGAGTAGCAGAAATTAATGCTCGATTTTTTTGATCATCTGTTTTGTTAGTCCACGTTGAATCATCAGGAGAAGTTTCAAAGTAACTATTAGCTTCTGCCAAAGTGACATAACTATTAGAACTTTCACCTTTCAAAGTGGCGTGAATAGTTGCTGCCACGCTTATCTCTCAAACATTGCTTTTATTGTAGCGTCATAAAAAACCCCCACCAAATAAATGGTGAGGGCTTTTCTCATTCCCTAATGATTTAACTATAAATCAAATAGTAGAAGTATCAAGTGGTGTGTTAACTGTGATCTGAACAGCAGGGATCAAATCAACATCGTAAGTAGCTGCCCACTTGTTAGCAGTAGCTAAGTCGCTGTTATTTGGGTTGTCACCAGCAGCTACCCACTTAGTACCCATTACGTGATACGCAGTGTGGTAATCAACAGAAAGTACATCCTGCTTAGACAAGATGTTGCGATCAGCTTCAATCCTTAGATCTT